GGTTGGAAGAATAAATTTGGACTTCCTTCTCAAATGGTTATGGAAGCAATAGGTGTAAAAAATTGGAGAACTTACTCTTCAGGGTTAAATGAATTAGTCGACTTTGGATTTATAGAAATGCTAGAAATTAGTAAAAATCAATACTCCTCAAACATAATTGCTATTGTAAAAAATACCAAAGCAACTACCAAAGCACTAGACAAAGCACTGCAAAAGCACAGTACAAAGCACAGTCAAAGCACTGTTAGTATAGATAAACAAGAAACAATTAAACAAGAAACAATAGAACAACGCAAATTAAAATTTGCTGAACCTCTTAAAGAATATTTAGTTATTTATAGTAAAGATATGATTAATGATTTCTATTCGTATTGGACTGAAGAAACTCAGGATAAAATACCTAAACTAAAATTTGAGTTACAAAGAACTTGGAGTTATTCTCGTAGATTAGCACAATGGAAACGTAACGATTTAAAGTTTAACCCTAAACCAAATGACTTTAATGAAGAACCTAATAAATTTTCTTGGCAATGATACAAGGATTTAAAATAGCCGAACAAGGCGATGTAGTAGAAAGCATATACAAGCATCGCGATAACTATCACTTAAAAGGTAAGTATTTAGGTTTTGACGAACTTAATAAATACTATTCTATGAGTCTTGGAAACTGTACTGATTGGACTGGTTACCCACAAAGTGGTAAAACACAGTTGTTAATGGAGTGTTTAATGAATACTTCAAAGTTTTATGGTTGGAAGCACTTAGTTTATTTTCCTGACGTAGGTAACACAACTGAAATAGTTGCAGACTTAATACAAAAAAAGACGGGTAAAAGTTTTAACCCAAACGCAACAAACGTAATTAATGATTTAGAAATTACTTTGGCTATGGAATGGGTGCTACGACATTTTAATATAATAACACGAAAGGAAACAAAAGGTAAAATAACACCTAAAGACTTTTGGGAGTGGGCAGTAAAGCTAAAAAAAGACGATGAGTTACATACGGCTTCAATAGATAGCTGGAAGGACTTGAGCCACGATTACGAAAAATATGGCGGTTATGCTCAATATTTAGAATATGTTTTACCATTACGAAATTATATGGCTGAAGAAAACAATTTGCATTTTCACACAATAATTCACCCTAAATTAACCGAGAAGGAAAACGGAAAACGTAACGCACCTACACCATTTGATTTGAAAGGTGGTTCAGAATGGTTTAACTCGGGCAAATGTATGATAACAGTGCATAGGGAAAACCCCGAATACAATGAAGCACAAATTTATTTTAACAAAATTAAACCCCGTTCAAATGGTGAAATAGGTAAAATGCTTATAAAGTTTGATAAAGAAACCTTAAACTACTATTTAGAAGAACAACAAGGTTATACTTTTGTCAAGCAATTTGCAAACGAACAAAAACACGAAACACAAATTATTAAACAACCTACACAAACACGAATAAGTAGCGGTTTAATGTCTACAAGCGAAAAACTAAGAAACAACGATTTACCTTTTTAACTATGAAAACAATTAATTCATTAAGTGGAGGTAAGACTTCAAGTTACATAGCAGTACATTACCCAGCAGACTACAACGTCTTTGCTTTAGTACGGACTAACGACATTAAATGTATGTTTCCTGATTCTAAAATAAGACAAATTGTAAGCGACAAAATAGGAACTGAATTTATAGGTACACTTGAAGAAGACGCTATAATTTACACGATGTTAGATTTAGAACAATATATAGGTAAAGAAATTGTTTGGATAAGCAAAAACACGTTTGAAGATGTAATAGAAAGCTATAAAATGGCTAACGGAACTAATTACTTACCTAATCAAATGACAAGGTACTGCACTACTGATATGAAAGTTAAACCGATTGCTCAATGGTGCTACGAAAACACGGAACTACCAATTGAAATGCGGATAGGGTTTAGGGCAAATGAAATGAGTAGAGCAAAAACAATGATTGAAAGAGCAGTTAATGGAATAGAAAATTTTAAATTTAAGGTTGGAGAAAAGAATGGTCGTAACAAATGGAGTGAACTACCGTATAGAAACGTAACTTTTCCTTTAATAAAAGACGCAATATTTAAAGACACTATAGAAGACTACTGGAAAGACAAACCCGTAAGATTTGCTTACAAAAATAATTGTGTAGGTTGTTTTCATAGAAGCGAAATTTTTTTAAAGCATATAAGCACTAAAAGCGAAAACAAGTTTGATTGGTTTATGCGTATGGAACAAAAAAACGGATGTACTTTTAAAAGCGGGGTAACTTACGAAAAAATTAAAAACCACAAATTACAATTAGAATTATTTGACGAAGATTTTAAAGACTGCGACAGCGGTTACTGCGGACTATAAAAACACGAAACTATGGAAGATTTAATACTACTAAAAACAAGCGTACAAATAGGACTGCTACACGCTAAAATAAGTCTATCGTTAGACGAAATAAAAGAAAAGCACCCTAATAGAACTGACTTAATAGCAAGTATGTCTGCTAGTCTAAAAGACGTTAAAGAAGTGCATCGTGTTTTTTTAGAATTAGAAACTGAATACCGAGTAGCAAATAAAAGTTTATTCAGGTTAGAACTTTTGAACCTTGAACTAAAACACGAAATAGAAATGTTAAGAAAAGAAATACAATTTAAAGACGTTACGTTATGAGGTGTAAAAACTGCAAAGAAACCTTTGAACCTGTAAAGTTCTTACAAAAGTACTGCTTTAAAGACGCTTGTGTTCGTGTTTTCGTAGAAGAAGCTAAGGTTAAAACTTGGAAAAAGACGAAAGCTAAAATGAAAGATGACCTAATGACTTTACAAGACTACCTAAAAATAGCCCAACAAATATTTAACAAGTATATAAGACTAAGGGACAAAGGCAACGTATGTATAAGCTGCGGAAAACCACCTAAAAAAGAAAACGCTGGTCATTTTTGGAACGCAAATAATCACTACAACGTAAGATTTGACGAAAGGAATGTAAACTTACAATGTGAACATTGCAATACGTTCCTGAGTGGCAACCTAATAAACTATCGTGCTAACTTAATTAAGAAAATAGGCGAAGACGAACTAACAAAATTAGAAGTTGAAGCTAACGAAACACGAAAGTTTACTACCCAGGAACTAAAAGAAATAATAGAAACCTACAAGAAAAAAGTAAAAGAATATGAAACACAATAGCGACTTTAAGTACGACCTTGAAATAGGACTATCATACGAAACCGAACTATATGAAATGCTCGGTAAAAAGATTGAAGTAAAACGCGATTTTAAGTGCTTAGAAACTGGCAATATATTCGTAGAATACGAAAGCCGTAATAAGCCTTCAGGAATAGCTACAAGCGAAGCTGACTACTATTGTTATTGGTTAAGCGAAAAACACTTTGTAATGGTAGAAAAAGACGAACTAAGAAGCCTTTGCCGTAAATACCTAAAGACTACTCGCGATGTTTTAGGCGGTGACGCTAATAGCAGTAAAGGAATATTACTACCATTGAATGAATTTTTCCAAAAATAGTTGTATATTGAAATATAATGATTAGGTTTGCTTATAATTAAAACCATTTATTATGAAACATTTATTTAAAGCGTTGGCATCGTTCCAACAAGAAGTGCCAGTTATAATGAAAAATAGTCAAGGTTATGGCTACCAATTTGCTGACTTACCAAAAATCTTTGAAGTGATTAACCCGTTATTACAAAAACACGGATTAGGCTTTACGCAGTTAATCAATACTAACGAAGAACGTCACTACTTAGTAACAATACTTTTTCACGTTGAAAGCGGTGAAAGTTTAGAGAGTAGCACGTTAATACCTTACGTTCAGTTAAAAGGTATGAATGACTTTCAGTCTTTTGGTAGTGGTGTAACATACTTTCGTAGGTATGCGTTAAGTTCTGCTTTAGGACTTGTAACGGACAAAGACACGGATGCTGGAGGCGAACAGGTAAAGGTAGAAAAACACGAACCTAAACAAAAGAAAAATAAAATTGATGATGTACGTTTTTCTAAAGCTATTGAAGCAATTAAAAACGGTGAATATGACATAGACCAACTTATAGAAAAGTTTGACTTAGACGCATCCCAACTGGCAACAATAACTAAGTTATGAAAATACGCGCATCACAAATAGGCAAACTAATGGCTATCCCCCGAAGTAAAGGGGAGAGCCTTTCGCAGACTGCTAAGACTTACATTCAGGAACTTGTTTTAGAACACACCTACGGCATACGCAAAGAATTTTGGAGCAGGTACACGGACAAAGGAAACCAAGTAGAAGACGAAGCTATAAGTTTTGTCAACGAAATGTTAGAATTAGGCTTTATTTACAAGAACGAAGAACGCTTTGAAAACGACTATATAACGGGGGTGCCTGACGTAAACA